CCTGATAACCCCCAAGCTGTCGTTCCTGTGTTGGTACCTGTTACCGTAAAGAATGCTTGGAAGGTAACAGTTCCCTCATTCCATTCTTTAGGGAATGCAACAGTAAACTGTGCATTTTCATCCGAACTTGGGTCAAAATCTAAAACTTTTATTTCTGGACCATTAGATAATTCTACTTGTGTTAAATCTGCACAACCAGAAGTACTATTAGGATACATAGAAGAAGCTGGAATCCACATAGATTGTTTACCAACAAATCCTGTTGATAAAGTTCCAGCACATGCAATAGTACCACCAGAATCAATATTTAATGTTGAACCTGATAAAACTGAAAAATCATTTGCTGTAAATTGAAAATCATCTGCACCAGCAATTTTAATATCTATTTGGTCATCTGTATTTGCATGAATACTAGTATCAGCGTCAGCGTCTAGAATTAATTCTGAACCATTACAATCAAATGTTGCAAGATTATCAGTTTCATATGCTAATACTGTTAAAATATCATTAGCTGCAGCCGCACTTGCAAGAACAACACTTGTGCCGTTTGAAGCAGTAAAGTCTGTAGCGTCTAATAATACACCATTTAAAAATACATCAAAACTTCCTGATACATACGCAAGAGTATTACCATTAGCGTCTGAACCACTAAATGTAGTTTGACTTGATGTTGCTGTATATTTAAATAGTGTTCTTGAAGCTGTAGTTGATTTTGAAATTGTTACAGTACCACTTGTAATAGCAGTTGTAACACCTGTACCACCAGCAAATTTTAATGTTTCACTTCCTAATGTTATTGTTTCAGATGTTGATGAATCATCAACAATTGTTAAATCAGAAGATACACTTGCTGTTGAAGCAGCCGTAATACGACCTTGAGCGTCTATTGTTAAAACAGGTATTGCACTACTAGAACCTACTGAACCGGCACTAACTGCCGTATTGTCTAGATTAATAGTTACTGTATCACCAGATATTGCTGATGTTGTTCCTGTTCCACCTGATATTTTTAATGTATCTGTTGCAAGTGAAATAGTTGCAGCTGTTGAAGCGTCATCTACTAATGTTAAATCTGTTGAGATACTTGCTGTTGAAGCACTTGTAATTTGTCCTTGAGCATTTATTGCTAATACTGGAATTGCCGTTGATGAACCTACTGAACCGGCACTAACGCCTGTGTTTGATAAATTTAATGTAAGAGTATCTCCTGATATAACAGAAGCAGTACCAGTTCCACCAGATATTTTTAAACTATCTGTTGCAAGTGTAATATCTACCGAAGATGAAGAATCATCAACAAGAGTAATGTTAGTTGCGTTATACCTCGTTCTAAAGGTTTCTAAAGTATCAGTTGTTGCTACCGGTGTAAATGACATTATTCTCTCTCTTTAATTAATTTTTTAATTTCAAATAATTCTTTCTTTAGACTATTTATCTCTTTTATAGCGTCAGTTAGGGAATCTCTTTGTGTTTCTCTTGCTTTTGCTCTTAGCATATATTCTTTATAGTCTTTCTTGTTAGTATTTATAACAGCTTTAGAGATGTTATCTCTAACTAATCCTGCATGACCGTGTACTTTCAATCTTGACATTATAATGCTAATGCAATACCTCTCATATCTTTAATTCTTGGTGGATACGCCTGATTACTACCTTTCATAACTATTTTAATTTGAAAGGCGTCAAATCCTGTTAGACTACTTGCTGTATATTTATATTCACTAAACTGATTATCATTTGAAGCAGGAGTTACAGTTGAATCTTCTTCACCTGCCGTATTGAAAGGTGTCCAAGATATATCTCTTACATTTCTAACTTCAGCAGATGTTGTTGTTCTAAAGTATAATTCTACTGAAGAAGTTGATTGTACATTTGCTGATAATCTAATGTCTAAAGCAGTTGATGTGTTATCTAATACAACAGGTCTAGTTACATACATAGCGTCTGAAGTTGAACCTTCATTGGTTGTGTCTGCAACAAAATCTGGATGATTAGATGATGTATGTTCGTTCATTCTATTACTAATACATATTGCACTCATTCTTTGTGTATCAATAACAGGTGATAAGTTTGTATTATCAGATGTTAAAGTACATTTAATTAATAGTGATTTAGCACCAGACATTTCATTTGTCTCGTTTATATCACTTGCAATAACTTTAGGTGTTGTAAAATAAGCATTATCATTTGCAATAAAACTAATAGCGTCTGTTGCTGATGTTCTTGTAAATGATGTTTCTGAACCATTTATAGAAGTACCTGATGTAGGTCTAATATTGTATGATAATGATGTTCCTGGAACAGTCATTGTTTGCAATGCAACATTAATTGCCTCATAAGATTTGTTTTGAGTTGCGACAACACTTGCACCACCAGCGTCTCCTGTTGAAGTTGCACTTGTACTATCTGTTGTAGTAATATCATAACTATCTAAAGTCATATTTGAAATTGATGTATGAGTTGCATTTATAGTTGCAGCCGGTATACCATTACATGCAGCTGAACCACTAATTGTTACATTGTTTGTTCCGGCATGCATACCGTGATTTTTATGGAACACTCTAAATGTTTGTGAACCACTTGTTGTTCTAATTGGGTTTGTACCTAATGTTCTTGAAGATACACTATCGTTTGCAAGTGTAACTGTTGAAGTTGAACCTGTTGTAAATGCAGCCTTCTTAATAGTAAATTTTAAGTCTTCATTTTGGTCAGCAGAATATGTTGAACCATTTTGTGATTTAAATAAAACACCGGCATATGGTTGTCTAGATACAGTTCTTGTTCCGTCTAGAGTTGTTTGACCCATTCTACTTCCGTAAACTTGATAAGTATTACAGTTTGCCATTATAACATAACAGTATTCTTTATTTTCTTCTAAATAAACTGGTGAATCAAAAGTAAATGTTGTAGCAGTTGTGCCATCATTACTTGTATTTACTGAAGATGGATTTAATGATTTAATACTAAATGGAAGTATTCTAGGTGCTGGATAACCATTTACCATTTCTTGTATTTGTATGGTTACAGGTATTGAATCATCTTTTGTTCCAAAGAATATATCTATTGATGTTAAGAATACGCCACCAGGTTCATCTACTAAGAATGACTGTGCAAGTGGGTCAATCCAACCAATAAATCTTCTAGTTTCTCTAGTTGATGTTCTAAAAATACTTCTATCATCAGCAGTGCTTTCTCTAACAATCATAAATTCTCTTGTTGAACCTTCACTATCTAAGATACCTCTTGCTGTGTAATCTCCTTCAGCAGCTGTTTCTACATCATCTATTACTCTACTATCAGTTGATGATGAAGTTAATCTAAATACTCTACGACCTGCACGCCATCTAGGATTTGCATCCACAGTTGGGTCAGGCAATGTAAATGTTCCTGATACAGCACCATTTGAATCTGTTACTAAGTTTCCACCTAAACTACCACCTGTTGGTGTAATGTAACTTGCAATAGATACATTATCAAAGAATGGATAAACTCTTGTATTAGGTTTCATTCTTGTTGCACTAAATGATATACTTCTGTTTCTAATAAATGGAAGTATATTCATACTAACCACTCTATCACCAAGTTCTTCTCTCATTTCTGCACTTACAAGTCTAGTTCTTACACCAGTTCTGTTTTGTAAAACTTGTGTCTGTGATGTTATTGTATCAATACTAAATTCTCTCCTTCTACCTCTTCCAGGTGCAATAGTTCTGCCTGTTGCTCTTTGATTTATATCTCTTGGCGTACCAGACCAGAAGTCTTGCCATTGATTCCAAACTGTTCCAAAAGGATTATCTAAAACATTAGAACCAGATATGTTTGCAGCCAATGTGTCAAACTGTCCTGTTTCATTACTAATTATTTCAGGTAATCTTTCTGTTTCAAACCATTCATCTCCTTGTGGTGTTAATGCAACAAAACCTGTCCATGTGAATATATCAAATGGATTTACTGGTATTAATTTAGTTGCAAATGGTTGAGTAATTACAGATGTTTCAGAATATGGTAATGTTAATAAATCACCTGTCTTCGCATAATTTGTATCTGTTCTGTCAGCGTCTAGAATTGCCGTATCATCATCATCTCTTTCTATAAGTGTTATTGCCTCTGTATGATGAGTAGGTCTTAGTTCGCCACTTGCAAAATCCATAGAACATTTATAATCAACATCACCTACATTACCTATTGAATGACCTGTAAAGTTATCTACAACAAATCCATTTTTGAATCTATCAAATCCTTCAGCGTCTTGTATTTGTAGTGATTGTGCAGCCTGTTCTAATAAACTTAATTGAGTATAGTATTCAACATTTTCAATTCGTTTTTCTAATTTACCAATATCTCTCATAGTAAATCTTCTATTGTCAATAGAAATTATATCAACCTCTTCTGGAGTTAATGTAAATGAAGGAATAAACAATGTGTATAAATGCATTGCATTTTCTAAATTTTCTGGGTCTTGTGGGACTAAATCAGATGTACCTTCTACTACTTTAAATGAACCTTCTTTATCTAAGAAAATTTTATCAATTCTGTTTAAGTAAAATTCATGGTCAGTTGTAACATCACCACCAAATTTTGCAACATCTATAACACTTGCGCCTGAACCACTAAACTGTCTGTCTTGTCCATCACCTGCATTGATAGTTGAAGCGTCATCTACTCTTGGTCTAAAGTCTAGACTATCTCTAAGTTCAAATTTTTCACCTGTTGTATCTGATGTATAACTAGGTATATTTTCATAATCTACAACACCAGAATAAGAATCTACATCAAAGAAATCTCCAGAACCATGTGAGAAGTAACTAAATGTAATTAATAATCTTCCTGTTGGTTGTGATTTGCCAGGTTTAAGTTTTAATCTTCCTATATCATAAAAGTTATCTCTTTGTCCGTTATCTAATTCATATCTATCTGTAACATCTGTACTACTTGTTGTTGCATTTGTACTAAAGTTAGTTGCCATGTGAACACTTGCTATTTCGTAAATATCTGCCTTACCTATATTAACACCACCTCTAGCAGTTGCAAGTACCTCTGTTGTAACTTGTAATGTTTGAGAAGCATTTAAAGTTTTAGATTTAGATGATACTGTACTTCTAGTTATAGTTGCAAGTATTTTTATAACATGAGAAGCAAAGTTTGCCCCAAAGTCAAATTTTAAAGTTGTGGTAGATGGTGCCGAAAATATAACAGCACTTTCATGATTATTACCAGTGATACTTAATACATCACCAGCGGCACCTGAACCACCAGAACCAGTTGATATAATTGAAACTATATAATCTCCTTCTGCAACACCACTAAATGTTTCATTTGATGAACATGTAATTGTAATATCACCATCAGATGATAATGTTCCTGTAAATTGTCTTCTTACTTTTAATGAAGTATCTACAACACCATTGTTACTTTCTGTTTTTAATGTTTTAGTTGTTTCATGAGGCAATTTCATTATCGCAATATTTTTATTAGCGTCTTGAAGTTTTGCTCTTGTTCTAGTTACGATACCTTTTGTTGTAACATCTGAACCACCTACATTAGCAGATAGTTCTATTTGTGTATCTGATATAATTAAATCTACAACAGCAGTTGTATCTGTACCAGCGTCATCTATAAATGATATACTATCACCTATTTTTAATTCGTTTGTAAATTTAGTTCCAAAACCTTGTACTGCATTACTAGAGTTTGCAACAGTAATAGTTCCTGTTAGTGTTACAACAGAACCATCTGCAACAGTTCTTACTGTATCAGCAGTATATGTTGGAGAACCTGCCATTGAAATCTGTTTAACAGCAGAGAAGTCAAATGTCTCAACACCTTTAAATCCAAAAGCGTCTGATTGAATACTACCTGAATTACTAGAAGTACCACCAGTTAATGTTTCACCAGCAGAGAATACACCTTGAACATCTGATACAACACAAACTGTGTGTTGAACATTACCAGAAATAGTTGTACTACCTAATGCATAAGTTGATGTACCATCATACAATTGAAAAGTTGTTGATGTTGTATCTCTAACTGTAAATACTTTTGATGTAACAGCAGAAGAATCAGAAGCAATTAAATTACCAGCAAACAATACTTGCATACCATCTTCTAATCCGTGAGCCGCACTTGTTGTAACAACACCGGCATTAGTTGCACTAGCAATAGTTGCTGAATGATTTACACTTGCACTTTCTACAACAGCAGTTGCACCTGAAGTTCCACCTGTTACAGTTTCACCAGTTGTATATGCAACATTTTTTGCCACATGTAAATGTGTTAGCATTACAGTATCCATTAAGAAGTGTTTATAAGTTGCACTTGTTAATGAACCACTTGACATAATATCAGCAGTATCACTACCAGAAGCATATTCAAACCCTCTAGATTTTGCACGACCAATTTGTTTAACAGATGAATTACCTGCTGTTAATATTGTTCCTCTTGAAGCTGTATCTGCCTTATGTAATAATACTTGTTTAAATGGTTCAGTTGTAGAACCTGAAGATACTAAACCAACATCAGGCGAACCGAATGTATTGTTTACTACAACATGATTACCAACATCAAATCTAGTTGGAAATGCATTGTTAGTATCAAAGTCTCTTGCCTTGTTTACATCTAAGAATGTAGTTCCTATATTTTCTAATTCATATCCTTTAACATATGCTTTACCAGGTCCGATACCTACTGCAAGTTTTGAAGTTGAAGCAGTTCCTCCTTGTGAAGTTGTAGCACCATCAGAATAAATTCCTCTATTGTTACTTGCCAATACTGATTCTCTAATATCAATATCTAATCCTCTTACAGAATAATCTCCAGATTCATCATAAGTTCTTTTAGCAAGATTATCTTCTAAGATATTATAAGGTGTAGTTCTAACTTGGTTTTGAATTTTACCGCCATCTAATCTCAATAATTCTACAAAGTTTTGGTCTTCAGTAGTTGCAAGTGTTTTCTTAGCAAGTGTTAATATAATTTTAAATCTATGAGCACCAGGAGCATTTACATTTGATGAACCTGTTGCATTATCATTTAAACCTGAATCTTCGTTAGCAGTAATATAACTTTCTGTAAATGTTAAACCTACTCTATAAGAAGGTGTATTTGAATATTTGTCTAATACTACTGTTTGATTTGTTACATCAACATGAAAACCATTTATGTAATATGTTCCTGCTTGTATTTCAGCAGCTGAACCTGTATGTGTACTTGTTACTACTGCCGATATAGCAGTTGAAGTTGAATCAATACCAGATATTGTTTCGCTGTTTGAAAATGTAACGGCCGCATTATCTGTTCCTGTTTTTAAATATTTTACATAAAGAGTGTTTGGGTCAGTACCATCTGTAACATCTGAACCTACTACAATTGCTTGTACACCTGAAGTGCCACCTGTTAATACAGCGCCTTCAAAAGTTGATAGTGTTGATGTACCTGTAAATGAAGTTAATTTTATTGAATAATAATTTAAATCATAACCTATTTCACCAGGAATAACCATTGCACCATGTTCAAAAATATGGTCAGATAGTTGTTCAATTTGATTCTGAAGAATCGTTTGTGATTGTGTTAATTCCCTCGCCTGAACAGCAAATGCTGGTCTAAATAATATCCTATGAAAATTTTTAGTTTTACTAAAATCATCATAGTAAGGCGAGAGATTAAAGTCTGTTGGACTTGGCATAAATTATCTCTCTCTAAAATTCAACAATTAATTTTATATTCTCTGTCTGGTCGGACGCCCTTGTTATTGGCGACCTATTTTCTTGATAAAGAACATCTGTGTCAGCGTCAATTTCACCAGAATTATATCCACTAGAGAATACTATATTATCAACAGTTTGTGTTGAAGCATCCGGTGTACCAGCCGCACTTGATGTTTGACCTGTAATAGCATTTGCACCACTAAAAGCAGTTAAGTTACCATTACTATCTACGCCTTCATCATTAAATCTAGTTTGTATATAGTAAAGTATTTTATTTGTAGAATCATATTCTACTACTTTACCAACAGCACCTGTACTTGCCTGATTGATTTCTTCATCTACTTGGAATGAACCAGGTGTGCCTGATAGTTTAACTGCCTTAGTGCCTCTTAATGTTGTTGCACTAGCAGCCGAACCACCTGTTTGAGGGTCTAATAATAATCCAACCCTTCTAAAATCGTTAGCAGTTGTAAAGTCGCCAGAGTTTGAAGATTCATCTCCTGTAAAGTTTGTGTTCATCATT